TTACCTAATCCACCTATTCTCAAAACAATGACAACAGCTGCACATTCAGATCTTGCTACTAAGCAGGAGCGTTTAGTTGGTGATGAGTTACTCGCTTTTATTAGGGGTAATGAATCAATGACTAAGCAAGAACAATGTACTGGTGCTGGTTACATCAAGACCTTGAAAGATGGGTCTATTGGTTGTAACTACACTGAATTCTACATGGCTTTACTTGAGGCTAAAGGTATGGACCTTAGCGCATCAGATACTGATGACAAAGAGTATGATGATTGGCATGATTCGCTTGAAGATCAAGATAAGGACTTGATCAATGAGATTCAAGAAAGATGTGGTGATTTCAATGATTACACACCTGATGAATGTCGAGAGTTTATGGATGAACTCAGCAGCTTAGGTATCACTACTGATTCAGAGTTTGAGAATGCACTACGTTATCAAACATCAAGCCATAACGCTGGTGCTGAGTTTGCAGAGTACGAAGCAGATTCTTATGGTTGTACTACCTTCATTGACATGCCATGGGTTGTTATTGATTGGGAAGCTAGTTGGGAACGTAACTTATCCGATGACTATTCAACTCTTGAATTCAAAGGTGTTACGTACTTCTTCTACAATCACTTCTAATCAATCTATTCACTGACGTATGAATAAGCTAGATATCATCGCATTACAAGAGCAAGCGATCGTTGATCGTAGTAAGGGGCTGCTAACACAGAGGCAGCTCCTAAGTATTATCCATCAACTTGACAGGAAATCTTTTGTCCAATGCAAAGGCTCACCAGGTTAATTGGTAAACGAATAGGTTACTTACCTATCTTTCTTTATCTATGTTTACTATTTCCTACACATATAGTGTACGTATTAGTAACTACATTGTTCACAATCATCATCATTGAGGTTAGTTAATGCCACTATTGGGACGTACAAAATATGAAGACTACGAGGTTTTATTGAGAGACGGTGACGATGTATTCACGGAATATGTTGTGGCTTCTAATTCAGAGCAGGCTGCATGGTCTGCTTTAGAGCTATCCACTCACCGTAACTGTGAACTAATCAATGTGAGGGTATGTGATGAGTGGTAAGAAAGAGTTTCCAAACAACTTTGAAAAATACAGACAAGCTGATTCAAGGCACTTTGAACCTGTTACGTGGGAGGAGTTCTATGAATGGAGGTTATGTCAATGGGAGTTACCATCTTCCATCTGCTGCATAGTTAGAGCAGAGCATAAAGAGACAGGCAAGATTACAGAGCATGTATATCAAAAGCCATCAGCAGTAGCTAAGAGGTTACAAGCGTATGACAAGCAGGGGACACATGATGTCATTCTTGCGAGTCATGAGTTTGTAGTTCCTTTGAGTAGACCACAATTTTCATTACTTACAGATGCACACATTATTGACTCAGAAGATGATTGATGACCTGTCCACTGAGGAATACAGTAATTACTTAGCGTATGGCGACAGGGATGACAACCGCAAGGACTTGCAAAGGTTTCTTGAAGAGTTTTTAGAGGGCTTTGATGCAGGGGATGCATAGGTTTGTTGTAGATCTTTATTGTTTACACACAATTGTGCTCTTTCTGTACTATGCGTATTAATTCTCATTCAAATAATTGAAGCGTGTACTAGTCACAATGCCAGACGATTGTGCTGCCTTACTTAAGAGCTATGCAGCCCAATGGAGCATGACACAGAGTGAGGTCTTGTATGAATGTTCCCGAAATCACATCCATGCTCAAGCTAATAGTGGATGCAAAGGAACACTAAATTTGTTACATATTCATGGTATCAAATTAGACAGACGTGCACACAAAGATTGCTATGGATACGCATGTCGTATTTGTAAGCATGATAAGTCATGTCGTGTTGGTAAGTATGAAGGCCACTGGGAATGTGCTGAACGTTACAAACATTTATTGTCTGATGATGTGCATGACTAAACATCCAACCTGGCTATATTAATTTCAAACGTATTCTTATTTTGCTTCCTGATTTTTACATAGCAATCAATGATCACAATCACTTTGCTGCGTGGACGACTTCCACCGCTGTTTGCTGGACAATACATGTCCACTGCAGTATATTATACATTGAGATGTCAATGACTCATGGCAGACCCTTTAAAAAGGCTTCAAACCGATGATGCATTGGCGTCTCTCCTCACTGCATGGGAGCTACTGCGTACATCACACAGGGAGATTCCAGCACAGGCTGTAACGGTCCTTCTCTACATTGCCTCACACAATCGTTGCCATAAGCAAGCGATAGAGGAAGACCTAGGTTTAACAACTGCGTCGTGTTCCCGCATGATTGACACTGTTAGTGATGGTGCAGGTCGATCCAGGGTCCAAACACCTGGGTTAGGTCTCGTCACTAAGTATTCAGATGAGGGCAATGGGCGACGGATCTTGTTAAAGCTCACGCCTAAAGGTGAGGAACTTATCCACCAAATCAAAACCATTATTTATGGCTGAGATCGTTACCTGGCAACAGGTGCTTAACTACTGTTTCAAGACTAGAAAGACTTGGAAGGGTAAGGAAAAGCTCCAATGTGGCATCAACACCAGACATTTCACTGAATTCTATGGAGGTGACTCACCCTGTGAAGAGATCAATCGTAAGACCTTAAGAGGTTTTGTCGATTACTTACTCGATCAATACGAGTATGAGGAGGCTACGTTAAACCGTAAGCTATCTGCTGTTTGTACTGTCCTTTCACATGCAGTAGATGAGGAAGAGTTAGAGATGAACATCCCTAGGAGGCCAACGTTCAAAGAGTATGCAGGTCGTCCATTTTTCTTTAAAAAGGAAGACATTGAGACTATTTGTACACATACGAATAAGACAGGCTTGGCTGATCTTGTACGTTTTGCTGCACTCACTGGTGCTAGGCGTGGCGAATGCTTAAAGGTAAGTGTTCGTGACATCGATTTAGATAACAACCTTATCTATATCGGAGGTAGACCTGAATTCAACACCAAGACTGGTGATTGGAGGACGGTACCTATTCATGAAAGGCTTAGACCTATTCTTGAATCACGTTGTGAGGGTATACCTAGGGACGTGACAATCTTTGGTGACCAATGGATATCAGGTAACTCTGTTCTTCATTGGTTTAAGAAGGCTGTACGTGATGTTGGGCTTGAATCTCACATGGTATTTCACTGCCTTAGACATTCATTTGCGACATGGTCAATTGAGGATGGAGTACCGGTAAGAGTGTTAATGGACCTGATGGGTCACAAGAAAATCGAAACCACACTTAGGTATGCGAAAGTCACAGATAATGCACGCAAAGATGCAATTTCCAGCTTGAAATATTAGATCGTCAATCCCATAGCCATAATCTAATTAATTACACTAGGGTATAGGTACGCTTATACCCTTTTCTTTTTCACAATCATCAGAGGCATTTACACTGGCAACACCTGCTCAAATCGATGAACAAGTTCAGTTTGAAAGAGACGCGATCAAACAAGGCATTGCTCGGCTACATAAGAACACAAGGGATCTAGAAGAGAAAGCTTATTCTTCTGCAAGTGTGTATGGATGCAGTAGTATTTCTGTACTATTACCTGTTGTAATGCAGAGGATCGAAGACACCAAAAGTAGAATCAAAAAGGGTTATGTAGGTAAAGCATTTAGTGAGATAAATCATTACCTAGAACCCATTGAGTCAGGGGTAGCAGCTGCCATTGCACTGAAGGTTACGTTCGACAAAGTCTTTTCTTATAAAGACAAGGCAAACCTTCTAATCTCAGTCAGTGACAGCATTGGTACAGCTATTGAACAAGAAGCTCAGATGCAGTTCTATGAAAATAATTGCCCTGGATTACTAGCAGTCTTAAAAAAGAACTATTGGCATAACACGACTGGTACAAGACAGAAGTATGTCATCATCAAAACATTGATGCAACGCTATGAAGTACCACAATGGACTATATGGGGTAGAGCTAATAGGGTTAAGCTAGGTACATGGTTACTTGATTGTATAATCCATAGCAGCAATTGGTTTACGATTGACAAACGTAGGCTAGGTAAAAAGACTGATAACTATATTGTCCCAACACCTGAGTTCATAGAAAAGAAAGATGAGCTGATGGCGACAGCTGAGCTATTCAGTCCTATTGCTTATCCAATGTTAATTGAACCTAATGATTGGTCAGAAGATAGACCAGGTGGCTACCTGTTAAACGAGGTAATGCGAGGCCACGACATGGTTCGGCGAGGTACGCCCCGTATACAGGGAGAAACTCCAATCAACTTTTTGAATAAGATTCAGAAGGTTGGATTTTGTATCAACTCATTTACATATGACGTAGCAACTACGTTGATGGAAAAGGGTAGACAAGTTGGTAAGTTTGTCCCGATTGTTGAATATGATCTACCTCCTAAACCTGTAGATATTGCCGAGAACGAACAATCTCGACAAGAATATAGAAGGAATGCAGCAGAGACAATGAATCTCAACGCCGCATCTTTCAAGAAGTCATGTAGAACCCGCATGACAATGGAAGCAGCAAAGTTATTTAAAGACAAGAAAGAGTTCTTTATTCCTTGGTCATTTGATTATCGTGGTAGAGCTTACCCAATACCAGCTTTTCTTACACCACAAGATACAGACTTTGGAAAAAGCCTCTTGTCTTTTAGTGAGCCTGCTTACTTAACACCATACGCTGAAGAGTGGTTAGCCTTTAGTGTTGCCACAACTTATGGTCTTGACAAAGAACCTATCCATAAGCGTATGGAATGGGTACACAACAACAAACATCTCATAACTGCAATTGCTGAGGATCCTCTTGGTTGTCTTCCTGAATGGGAAGCAGCCGATGAACCCTGGCAATTTCTAGCAGCTTGTGATGAATATTATCATTGCCTAATTAAATGTGATCGAGATTACACTTCTTTGCCAGTTGCAGTTGATGCCACCTGTTCAGGTATACAGGTACTCGCCGGATTATTTCGAGACAGATCCGCTGCAAGTCTTGTCAATGTCTTGCCAGGAGAAAAACCTGCCGATGCCTATGCCGTCGTCGCCAAGCACGCTAAACCAAACTGTCCTCTAAGTATCCAACCTTTTCTTGATAGAAAGGTAGTAAAAAGAGTTGTAATGACTGTGCCATATAATGCACGGCCATACTCAAATAGGGGATACATAAGAGACGCGTTGAAAGAGAAGAAGGTAGAGATAGATAAGGATGATCTAACAGCTACTGTCAATGCAGTCAGAGCTTCGATGGAAGAAGTCTTACCTGGTCCTATGGCTGGTATGAGATGGATTGAATCAGAGGTAGCAAAGGTAATTAAGAAGGGAGCAACTAAACTGGAATGGGTAACACCATCAGGTTTTGTAGTAGTTCAGAAGCTAAACAAGAAAACAACAGAACGTCTTACCTTAAAACTATTAGGTACAGTAAAGATCAATGTTGCAACTAAAGATAGTGATGAGGTAGATCTACTACATCATAAGTCAGCTACTAGTCCCAATCTTATTCATAGTCTTGATAGTTCTCTGTTGCATCTAGCAACTCTACGCTTTGACGCACCTATAGCACTAATACATGACTCAGTTCTATGTCGTGCTACTGATATGTCTAGCCTCTCAGAAATTGTTCGAGAGACTTACATGAATATATTCGCAGAGGATTCATACATTGAATCTTGGGCTCAACAAATTGGAGCCGAAACAAAACCGCCGATCATTGGGGACTTACGTCCTGAATCAGTGACCGAATCAACTTACTTTTTCTGTTAGTGAGACTGTATATCTACAGATCAGGAGAAAATTGTGTAACTCACGATGGTTTCATACAAATAGGCTTTCACAATCATACTCTTGAGGAGCACATAAAGATGTGTCCAGCAATTGATTGGCTTGAGACCTATTGGATTCCTGATGTCTTCGCTAACAGATATAAACGATCTTCGATGCAAGCACATATGCGTGTATCTGGAGAGAAATCTACCCTTGAAACTAACTAATGCCACGTAACATCATTAAGACCGAAAAGCCAGTTATCCTAAGTGGATACCAAGCTGTGCTGAAGCCAAGTAAGTTTGGCTACTCCATAAATGTCATTGTTGACCAGACAATTATTGATCAATTGGAAGAGGACCGTACCAATTCCTTGAAATGGGCTGAGTCTAAGCTTAAGAATCCAAAGCGTAGTGTGCTACGTCCTGAACCTTGGGAAGAAGTATCAGAAGGTCAGTATAAAATTAAGCTTGGATGGAATGAAGAAAAGAAGCCTCCTGTGATTGATACATCTGGTACACAGATCACTGACACATCAACACCTATTTATGAAGGTAGTACAGTAAAGGTAGCCTTTTGGCAGAAGCCGTATGTACTTAAGGATAACGTGACATATGGTACTAGTCTTAAATGCTTAGGCATTCAGGTAATTACATTGAATAGTCAGGCTGGTGTAGACACTGGTGATATGGATGTAAGTGACATTTCTGAAATGTTTGGCACCTCACAAGGTTTTAAAGTAGGTGAACCAAACATCAGTAATGAACATACAGTAACTGAAGATGATGAAGACTTTTAATAATGAATGACACTCAAATCTGGCCAACTGAACCACAAATGTACATGGAAGAAACTACAACACCGCATAACGAAAAGGCAGAGAAACTCAATGGTCGCCTAGCAATGCTAGGTGTCATTGCAGCTCTCGGAGCTTATGCACTGACTGGACAAATTATCCCAGGAATTTGGTAATGCCACAAGGTAAAGGAACGTACGGTACAAAGAAAGGACGTCCACCTAAAAAAGGATGTAAGTAATGGCTAAACAAGGTCTCTATGCAAACATCCATGCCAAACGCAAGCGTATCGCTGCTGGTAGTGGAGAAAAGATGCGGAAGCCTGGGTCATCAGGTGCTCCTACTAAAGCCAACTTCAAACGGTCTGCAAAGACTGCTAAAAAATAACAGCTAAATAGAATAAGGGAGGTGCAATTCCTCCTATAGCTATGGACAGCCAAGTCCTTAAAATGGTCTTACTTAACTGCACAAAAAAAATGTACTATTACTTAAATGACCACTATTCTTTCGAGACCACAACAACTAAATACCTGGAATAACTTCTGTGAGTGGGTGACGTCCACTAATAACCGTCTATACGTTGGCTGGTTTGGAGTCCTAATGATTCCAACATTACTAGCAGCAACCATTTGTTTCATCCTGGCTTTCGTAGCCGCACCACCCGTAGATATTGATGGCATACGTGAACCAGTTGCTGGATCGCTCCTTTATGGAAATAACATTATATCGGGAGCAGTTGTCCCGTCTTCAAACGCAATCGGCTTGCACTTCTACCCAATGTGGGAAGCAGCAAGTCTCGATGAATGGCTCTACAACGGTGGACCCTTCCAACTTGTCATCTTTCACTTCCTTGTCGGTATCTACTCTTACTTGGGACGTGAATGGGAACTTAGTTATCGATTAGGGATGAGGCCCTGGATCTTTGTCGCATACTCAGCACCGGTCGCAGCGGCGACTGCAGTCTTTCTTATCTACCCATTTGGACAAGGTTCTTTTTCAGATGCAATGCCTCTTGGCATATCCGGGACCTTCAATTACATGTTCGTCTTCCAAGCTGAGCATAATATCCTTATGCATCCTTTCCATATGTTGGGTGTTGCCGGCGTATTTGGTGGGTCTCTTTTCTCTGCTATGCACGGAAGCCTGGTCACGTCTTCACTTGTACGTGAGACGACTGAGCAGGTTAGTCAGAACCAAGGCTACAAATTCGGCCAAGAAGAAGAGACGTACAACATCGTGGCAGCTCACGGCTACTTCGGACGATTAATCTTTCAATATGCCTCATTTAATAACTCGCGTAGTCTCCACTTTTTCTTGGCTGCATGGCCTGTGCTTGGCATTTGGTTTGCAAGCTTGGGTGTTAGCACTATGGCTTTCAATCTTAACGGATTCAACTTTAATCAATCCATTGTCGATAGTGGGAACCGTGTTGTCACTACTTGGGCTGATGTACTTAATCGTGCGGGACTTGGGATGGAAGTAATGCATGAGCGTAATGCTCATAACTTCCCACTTGATCTAGCAACACATAAAGCACCAACAATTGGCTAATAAACATAATGGCATTCAGATCTGGCCTTGAAGAAAAGGTTGCTGATCTGATGGTTAACTTAGGAGTGAAGTACGAATATGAATCCACTAAGGTTGCATATCAAATTCAACATAACTACACTCCTGATTTTCTTTTGCCTAACGGTATTTATCTTGAATGCAAGGGGTACTGGGAAGCAGAGGATCGTCGTAAGATTAAGGCCGTCAAACAGCAACATCCAGAAATTGATTTAAGGATGGTGTTTCAAGCACCATTCAATAGAATTAGTAAAAAATCCAAAACAACTTACGCACAATGGTGTGACAAACACAACATACCTTGGACCAGCTACACAAACATCCCAATTGAATGGTTCATCTGAATTTCTTAGACACGACCCTTGCAATAATTGTAGTTCATCAGATGGCTTAGCTGTCTATTCTGATGGACATACATATTGCTTTGTTTGCAATACAAGAACAGCAGGTGACACAGAATACAGTTCACAATCATCAAATCAAATGAGTTACGTAGGCTCAGCTCAAAGGTTGCAGAAACGAAATCTATCTGAAAAGGTCTGTCAAAAGTACAAGATCTTGAAAGATGGAGACATCCTACGAATGTATTACCATGATACGTCTGGTAAACCGATAGGTTCAAAGATTAGGACTAAAAATAAGCTGTTTAGTTATGAGGGAGAAACAAAGGGTCTATTCTTTGGTCAACATCTCTTCTTTAGAAACAGCAAAGAGAAAAGTGTTGTCATTACTGAAGGTGAGCTTGATGCCGCTTCAGTATGTGAAGCACTAGGAGACTTTCCAGCTGTGTCGTTGCCCTCTGGAGCAGCCGCAGCTCAGAAAGCAATGAAGACTAACTATGAGTGGCTTCAACAATTTGAGAAGATCATTTTATTCTTTGATAACGATGAAGCAGGCCGTAAGGCTGCAAAGGATGCAGCTGATGTATTACCACCTGGAAAGGTATACATCGCCTCTCTAGACGCATATAAGGATGCCTCAGACGCCTTACAGGCTAATGATTACAAGGCAGTAGAAAATGCTTATTGGGGCGCTAAAGCTTATAGACCTGATGGCATCGTAGAAGGGAAAGCATTACTTGAATTAGTTACAACACCGAGTACACCACACGATCATGAGTACCCATTTGCCGGACTTAACAACAAGCTCCACGGGATACGATACGGAGAGCTTTGCACAATTACTGCAGGAAGTGGTATCGGAAAATCAAGCTTCTGCAGGGATATTGCGACTTCTCTACTTCAAAATGGAGAACGGGTTGGTTATTTGGCACTTGAAGAGTCAAACAAACGAACCGCCCTAGGACTTATGTCTTCAGCTGTAGGCAAATCACTTCATCTAGGTGAACCTACACATCAAGAATTAGTAGATGCATTCGATTCGACCATGGCTAATTGGAACCTCTTCTTATTTGATGGTTTTGGAAGCTATGACCCTGATGTCATCTATAACAGAATTGAATATTTAGCTAGTGGTTTGGAGTGCAAGATTATCTTCCTTGATCACCTATCAATTCTATTATCAGGATTAGATGGTGATGAGCGACGGATGATTGATGTCACCATGACACGCTTACGCTCCCTAGTTGAGCGAACTGGTATTGCACTATTTCTAGTATCACATTTAAGGAGAAGTACTCAAGATGGAGGACACGAAGAGGGCGCAAGAGTTACTCTCTCGCAATTACGTGGTAGCGCAGCAATTGCACAGCTCTCTGACAGCGTTATCGCACTTGAGCGGAACCAGCAATCAGACTCTGATGCTAGCCAAACGACTGTGCGAGTCATTAAGAACAGATACTCGGGAGAGACAGGTATAGCCTGTACACTCTCGTATAACTTACAAACATGCAAATTTATTGAAACAGAATTCGATGAAGAATTTGATCCAACAAAAGACTTCTAAATTAATCAAACCGAACCCACCTACAAAGGAAGCTATCAAACGAGCACAGTTTGTAGATAAAACATATGTATGGAACAAGAAGTGAGTCTTGTCTTCGATTTAGAAACTGATGGTCTTCTTGACAAAGTCTCAAAAATACACTGTCTTGCTATCCACGATCTTGCAACTAAAAAAACTTTATCGTACAACGATACGGGCAATGAAGAGCCTGTTGTACGTGGGATACAACGACTTGCTGACGCTGACTGTCTTATTGGTCACAATATTATTGGCTTTGATCTTACTGTGCTTAGGAGACTATATGCATGGTTTACCCCTCCTAGTTTGTGCATTGATACTTTACTTCTATCACGTCTTTACCATACAAACATGATGGAGATAGATCAGAAAAGAAAGTGGAAACACATGGACCCACAGCTGTATTCAAGACATTCATTAGAAGCTTGGGGATGCCGATTAGGAGAGTACAAAGGAGGGTTCAGTAAACAAACAGACTGGAGTAATTGGTCCCAAGAAATGGAAGATTATTGCATTCAAGATGTAAACGTTACCACCAAACTATGGAAGCATTTCCACAAATACCTGAATGGGTCAAATTAGAACATCAGGTAGCTCAAATACTTACACAACAAGAAATTCATGGATGGAGATTTGATACGGATGCTGCATGGAAATTTGCATCTACTCTCAGACAAGAGCTTCGAGAGATTGAAGAATCACTACGAAGGCAACACCCTTTCGTCACTGGAGCAGAATTCACTCCGAAACGAGATAACCGCACGTCTGGATATGTTAAGGGTGCACCCCTTACTCGACTGAAAGACACTAACCCTACATCAAGAGATCATATTGCATGGATATTGCAAACATTTTATGGCTGGAAGCCGAAGCAGAAAACACCTACTGGGAAACCAGTTATAGACGAAGTTATTCTGACAGAGATAGCGTCTCCGATTTCTATCAAGTTTGCGAGATGTTTGACGGTAACGAAAATGCTTGGGATGATCTCGCAAGGCGTGAACGGATGGCTGAAGCTTGTTACGAATGACCGGATACATCATCACTGCAGCGTTACAACAAGTACACACCGCTGTGCACACCGATCTCCGAATCTCGCGCAATGTCCAGCAGACTCAAGATTTAGAGAACTCTTTATACCAAGCAGAGGCTTATGCATGGTGGGTGCTGATCTTTCTGGGATTGAGCTTCGGATGCTTAGCCATTATCTCGCTAGGTTTGACGGTGGCAGATATGCAGAAATCCTCCTTAACGGAGACATCCATCAGGTCAACGCAGACAAAATTGGTATCTCCAGAAAACTAGTTAAGACAGTCACTTATGCATTCCTTTATGGGGCAGGTGACGAAAAGATCGGACATTCCTATGACAAACAACTCTCCTCTACAAGTGCTAAAAGAAAAGGTGAAGAGATTCGTGCTGCATACATCGAAGCAGTTGAAGGATTGGGAGACCTCCTACAAGCAATTAAGAAAGCTTCAGAAAAAGGATGTATTCGATCTATCGATGGAAGAAAAATTGCAGTTAATTCACCTCATAAAGCATTAAACTATTTACTCCAGTCAGGTGCTGGTGTAGTAGCTAAACGTTGGATGGT